TTGTTACTCCAATGTGCATTAAGTATTTATTAGTAATAGCAATAAGTTATTTGTTTGCTTTTTGCAAACCAGCCAACATATTTTTTAACTTAGTAGATTCAATTGTTGCAGTTGGTGATTTTGTAACTATTTCACCTGTATCCCCGTCTAATGTCTCCCCAGATTTAACGATATTTGATTTACTCTTAATCTTATCTAAAATGTTTTCTGGGGCAGGTGCATTATTGGAACTGTCCTCACTTGCATCTACAATTCTTAATGTGTTTATATCGTAGTCTAAGTCTACTTTCATACCAACACCGCTGCTACTACGTGTCTTTAACAATTGCAATTGATATTTCCCACGCTCGCGCATTGCTCTTGAAGTAAAAATACCAAACACATTGTCTGCTGTATTAATTTTAGAAATACCACCAGAAATATGGCTGTGATCAAACTCTACTTCATCTACTGCACTACGATTTAACTGCGATGCTGTAATAAACAATACATTTAGTTCTTTGGCAAGATTCCGTAGTTCCTCTGAAACATACTTGTCTTTAACAAACAAATCATTCGGACTTACCTTAGCACTAACTGGCATAAGCAAATCTAAGTAGTCAACCATTAGAAAATCAACTTTACATTTCTTCTGAATTTCGTATTCTTTAATAAATGCGCGGATGTCATTGACATTACTTTGTGCTGGGAGATATTTAAGTTGAAATTTACCAGATTTTTTACGAGCCATGCCCATCTTAATTTCAACATCATCTACATTTTTGAACACTTCCTTGCTTGCAATGTTTGTAAGCATGCTCATGATACGAAATGACGACAGCCCTTCACTCAACTCCAATGTTAAATAAATACCATTTAATCCAGCAGTTATCCAGTTTAAACTTATGTTTTGCATAAACAATGATTTGCCAGAGCCAGACCCGCCAGCAAAGATGTTTAACTCACCTCTATTCATACCACCAAACAATACTTTGTCTAACCCTTTCCAACCAGTGCTAACTTGTCCATTGCCATCCTTAATTGATTGCAAAAGGCCTCGTGGATCTTCCCAAAAGTCAGTTCCAATGTCCTTAACTAACCCAATTTGTACTGCATCCTTAATTAACTTTTCAACTGGAGCAAAATCACCTTTCTCCAACAAGTCTGCTGCTTTAAGAATAGCACGTTCTAGCTCTTTACGTTTAGCAAACCCTTCAAACTCCTCCAAGAACCAATTGTAATGGTCTTTTCCAAGACCAGTAGTTGATTTAAGGCTAACACTGCACGCCGCATTTACTTGCTCAATCGTGGGCATAGTTTTAAATTTGTTAGCATGATCCTTTATAAAAAGTGCAGTGTCTCGTAACGACCTATCAAAATTGTCAGCATTGTAAATGTTTTGCACTCGTACATAATTTTCTGGAGAGTCAATCATCATCTCCAAAAATAAACGCTGTAAATCTTCTGTATAATTTTTAATTGCCATATTTCTTTTTCAATAGTTTAATCTTCAACTGGCTACGCTCTACGCTATCCAGTATTGTAGTTAGCACAAATAACTTACCGTATTTTACAACAGCTTCATTAATATCAGTGCATGTTTCAGCCCACACAGGGAAACTTACAGACCATTTGTTTGCAAGAGCGACATCTATTAATCTTGCCCCAGATTTATTCCAGTCCGGAACTACTATAATTTCTTTATCCAAGCTCTCTATTAGTTCAACTTGCTGTTGGGTTACGTCTGATTTCATAACTGCAACGCCGTCGACGCTTAGTGCATCAAAAATGCCCTCGCATACTATAACAAACTTCCAATCACGTTGCTGTTTGTCCATATTAAACACATAACCAGAATCCACTTGAGTTACATACTTCGGTAATACACTGTCATGAATTGATCGTGCAGTGTACCCAATTACTTCATTCCTCCAAGTAAATGGAATTATAACTCTCTTATTCATTTTATACCCTGCATGCTCAGTGGTATAAAAGTCATAAGTTTGCATACTTACTTTACGATCGTCAATGTATTTTACCGACTCGACAAAATGGTTACTAAATTCCCAACTGCCTTTAAGCTCGTACCATTCAGCAGTAGCCAAAAAACTCATTGACTCGGGTGGTAGTTCATGTTTCTTAAAATTAGTTTTTATTTCTTCTTTTTTGTCTGGCTTAACCAAACCAAGAAGTTCTTGTCGTTCTTTTTCACGAAGGGCATCAATTGCTAGCCGATGAATTTCTAAATCGTCAACATTTAGCCAACTTAATAATTTTCTAAATTTGTATGGTAATGGGTAACCTGGAACATAACCAGTCCGAAAGTTACAGTTAAAGCAAGAATAGCTTACCCCGCCATCAGGATTTATAATAACTCCGCCACGCCCACGTGTGTCCGCGGATTCATTATTGTGCAAGCAGCAAACAGCATTGCCACTTATCCAACCTTTTGAATTTTGTTTTCCCCGCCAATTTGCAAGGACAGAATTTTGGATAGAGTTCAATGACATACTGTAATTATACAGTAATGCAGTGATCAGTCAAACTTTACGGTCGATAGTAAATTTCAGTGACTGACCCAATGTTACCAGTCAAATCTGGCTGCGGCGTTACTACAAAGCGTACCGCAGTAAACACACCTTCCCAGTTGCAATAATCTGGCACAGTTTGATTTGCATACCCAAGTGATGATACGGTAGCCCAGCTAACGCTTGTATTGCCGCCTGTTGCACCATTTGCTGGCAACGAGTCAAGAGTGCCTTGAACGTCGACATTTCCAGTAAAATCATTAAAGTTAAACTGTGCTGTATGGTGTGGGCTCTTCATACGTGCTTTAGTATTTGATGTTACGGCAGATGAAGTAACGACGTTATTGCTACTTGCTGGTAAACTAACGATCACACTCGATCTAAATTCTGGATAGTGCCCAGACAACACTTGCACTAACCCACGGGCAGTATAGTTATCATCTGCGTACACTACCTGTTCTGATCCATTTGGGTCAGTGACTGACAGGCTGTAATTATAAAATTCATTATCTAAATCTATTAGATCTAACTCATCAAGCGTAAAAGTAATAATACCTTTAATCAAGTCAATTGGTGTTCCAGTCTTAGACACAATTACTGCGCCTATCTCATCTGACAATAAGTTAAACGTCACTACCCAACCAGTTATGTTAACGGGTTTTTGGTCAGAATTTTTAAAAGTAAATCGCACTACATTGTCGATTCCCTTGTAGATTTTTAATGTGCGTTGGTACATTACACGATTCCTTAAATTAAGAGTTGGGTCAGAATTTAACTGAACTTCAACTGAGTTGTGGTAGTAATAACAATCTAATGTTTGCATAATTATATTTATCAAAAGAGTATCTGGTTCTTTCAAAACACTAAATAAACAGTGAATGAAAGACTACACATGATTAATTTTTGCAACTATTCAATATGATAAATTTGGAAATTCTTAAAAGCTATCCAATGCTCACTTACTTAACGTACGGTGGTAATGATTATATTGGTGTCGTTCAAAATGTTGATGATGTTATTACTACTATTTACGATTTTAGCATGCTTAAAACTGAAGATCAAAAGATCACATTCCTACAGCTAGCTGAAGTTTGGTACTGGGAAAGCAATAGACTAGTGCCAATAAATGTATTTTTAAAACAAGAATGGTCAGTGTTTAGGCCCACGCTTAAAACTTTTAATTCCAAAGACGTAGATATAAAAGTTGGGCCGTATGTAAGTCTTAAAGAAATTTCGTTACGCCGCAGTAAAAGACGATCAATTACTTTAGTAAGAAAAATGCCCTAAGGCGGGAATTTTAACAGTAACATAGACAATGTTTCGTCAGGGACTTCAACAGATATCAGTGGCGGTACATCATTGAAATCCTTTACTACTTTACAGCCTAATTCATCTTCAATGCGTTCATAAAAATCACGAAACGTTTCGTGCCGCGCTCGCATAGAATACAAAACTTTATTCCACCACGAAAAAGTTTTATAATATTTTCCGTCGCTTCCGTCAAGAAACACTATTTTCATTTACTGTTCAGCAAATTCATGTGCACTACAACTAAGTGGGCGTAACTTACAGCATGTGCTTTTTTAAAAGCATACCCCTCATCAGTCTTATCCCAAATAGTTGCAGAAATATCTTTCCAAGTTTTGCCAACTAAATGCTTTTTACCTGGTCTAATAAGTGCTAGAAACATTGCTAGGCGTGGAATACTGTTTATTGGCTCTGCCAAATTTTTAATCATCCAATGATAATTGCCAATATGTATAACTTGCTTGCAGAAATCTTCTTCAAGTAGGTTAGTCCAAGGTGGTTCAGTTAGCATTAATTCTGTCAGATGTGTTTCAGACTTAACTTGCTCGTACACAGACACATTTAAAAAATCAACTTTAAAATACCCTCGCTCTTCAGCATCCTTATAATCAATAGTAGCCTGCCCATTTACATCATGTGGTATTTCTGTAAAGTATACACCAGTTGCATGCTTGTTAATTGTTTCGTTACCTTTAACAATACTTGCAGCGACATGTTTTAGATGTAGCAACGCCTCGTTGCGATTTCCAAAGTCAATGTCAATGTCAGTGTTGACTATCATTTATCAGGCCACCTCAGTAAAAACAAAGTGGCGTCTTTTTCGTAAAAGAAACAATACGTCGAAGGTCCCCCAACAAAATTGAACATTTGCCCCCAATAACCTGTAGCAAACGTATCAGAACACCACTGATATATTTCTTTTGAGTCAACATCAACTGACACTCTAAATTGAAATGAGGAAAACGCCATTATCTTTTCCAGCGTCTAGCAGGTCTTGAGCAATAGTAAAATGGTTTACTTCGAGTTGTAGTTGACGTCGTTGTCCACATTGTTTCTGGAGGTTGATTTGTGTATGTCTTGTATTCATGATAATCAGGTTGATAATCAGATTGATACTCAGGTTGATACTCATACTTACGTTTGAAACTAAACAAAGAAAATGGCCACCAACTCATACGTTATACTCCTTTAAATTAATTTGATGTGATGTTGGCACTTCGCCGCGCACAAACTCGTATCTGCTATCCATAATTTTCCAAAGTTCTTTAAGAGTAGTAGGCTTACGAAACCAACATTCACCAAAAGTGATCCCTGCCAAACACCATTCTACATTATTCTCTGGTTTTCCGCTATAGCAATTTTTAAACGAATAACTATCACTCATGCCACCTGACATTGATGTAATAGCCAACGGCCTGCACCAATCCGTTGGCCGAATTACGTCATCTTTTTCTAAAATACAAACATTGATCATGTAGATCCCCATTTTAAAGCAAACAGTGTGGCATCTTTTTCCTTAGCAAAATGCCAGGAACTATAACCATGATGAAAAATTGCAACCCACGATTGTCTTCCTGCCTCTGCATTGTCACGTGTTAAAGCAGCTTTACCAAACATTTGAGTACACCATTCAAGCATATCCATATCGTTCTCATATGAACAGTGTTTATGAGTTACTTCTGCTACTATCATTATGATCCGAAATATCTAGCAACACGTTCTAAGCTTGCTAGCAAAACAATATCATCATTAAGGTCTTCTTTTTTATGCGGGTCAAGACAATCTGCACGGGCTAACATTGAGATATTGTCTTTAACAAGTTCAATATGCTCTGTTAATGTTAACCTAGTAATTCGATCAGCAGTGCCACTATCAAGTGTAATGTTCATTATTTTCCTAAGCATTGTTTATTTTCACCGCACCATATTGACTCAACCACAGATTTTAATCCAGTTTTCTCAATTTGCATAGACGTATTAATAGCATAAGAACTGACGATAATCCAAAAAGCCACAATGCAGCAAAAAACTACCGCGATAAACGCAATTGCTGCTTTAATCATAAAATTTACTAATCTCCTAGAGTTTTCAAAATCTTTGTCAAAGCGTTGATAATCAAACATTTTATTATTCCTTTGCACCAAGTAGGTATTTATTAGAAACACACTTAAACGAAATACGAGTTCGACCAGCGTTTGCCTTATATACTTTTCCTTCACGTAGGCAACCAATAAGGCCTAGCACAGATTGACCATCAGCATCAGTAAGCAACTCAGCACAAGTCTTTCCAGCTAAAGACACATCCTTTTTATACACAGGTGCATCAGTTAATCCAAGTTGAGCAGTAAGTGCTCTGCGTTCATCTGGTGCATAGTATTCAAATTTATCAATATCAAACACATCAAACACAAAGAACATGTGCTTTGTTAGATTGTAGATGTTGCCTTGAATTCCAGGGCCGCACAGTTCACCTTGAATTGCAATGTTAGTGCCCAACGTCATTAGTTTATTTTTAAGATCCAGTGCAATTGCCATTTTCCAAAAGAGAACAAACGCCAAAGTCACCAAACCTTTGGTAAACAGTCATTGACGAACCTTCGCACTTTTCAGTTTCTTCCCATGTAGTAGTCTCAAACAGTTCAGACATTTTACCATAGCAATTCTGCACTCGCTCTTGATCTGTTTTGATAATAAATGACGGGAATGTTCCACGCGCATCAGCAGAGGTAAACTCAGGAGGAGCTTCCCACTTCTGAACGTTAAGAATGTCAGACACATCCACACCAACCATATCAACAACGCAAGCACCAGATGCAGAGTCTGGAATAAATTCTGACGAAATGCAAATTTCCCCAGGCGCAGTGTCATAGTCAATGACCAGCACTGACATTGGCAGTAGCAATCCTTGTGACACTTGCTTGCGCAGACGAACAGTGCGAAGTTTTTGGCCTTCTACTCCGTTATACACCTTAGGAAAGTGGCCAGGCTTGGTTAAAAACGGTGCAACCGTATTAGGAATCCATGAGTCAATCTCACAATACACTGCACAACCTTCCATCCGCCAACAGTAGCAACTTCGATTGCATCTGCGTCAGGGATAGGGCCAACTTCGTCAACTCTACGAATTGACGCCATTTTTCGCTTGTAAACTTCTTCCATAGTTACGTGTATTCCTTAAATTCTGGTATAATAATTTCTGCATCCGCAGGATCAATTGCATCTGTGAACTTAAATATTGGGCGCGGAGGATGTATGTCAAACAACTTTGTCACATCAAGCAATAACTTGAAGTGCTCAAAATCCTCAATTACATCATCAACAATTAGCCCAGATTGATTTACTTTCATAATACAATTTGTTTAATAAATCATATTATAGCATAACCGTTCAAAGGTGTCAACTACCTTTGCTTCCCCATTTTAGTGCAAAAAAAGTAGCATCGCTGTCTTTTTCAAACCACCACCGTGTGTTAGTGTAATGGCAATAAAATTTGCCGCTGCTTTCGTTTTGCTGGCACCATCGTTTAGCTTCTTTAACGTCACGGATATTTGGTGCTGGAGCAGTTGCCCATTTTTGGCGGATTGCCTTGTCTTTATTCCAATATTTCATAACCCAATTTCTTCCCACGTACAATGACGCCGTATGTCAGGCATACCATCATCAAATGAGGTTACGTCATAAATTTGACCACCAATGTCATATGTTTCGCAAAAAGAATGTTGGTTATTGGATTCGTCAATTGGGTCTAGTAGAGCAAACAACGTAAGCAAATGCTCTTTTTCTGTATTGTCAGTAATCTCAATAGTTGCAGTTTTATACACCTTACGCAAAAACATTTTTGCTTCTTCTTTAGTGAATTTCATATTCATTTTTTTGCCCATACTAGTGTAAACATAGTTAAATCTAACCCATTTAAAAAATACATTGCGCCAGGATAGTTTTTGGATAACCGCCATGAGCCAGCTACCATATTAGAATCGCACCAATCAACCATCCCAGTAATCTCGTCCCACGTATACTTACTTAACTCAAATTTATACGGAAGGATGCCCAATTTATTTTCAATAACAGAAATTTCCGCGATTGCATTGATAAACTTCGGTTTTTTCTTTTTGGGCTTTTTCATGGCCACCTCATCGAGAACCAAATAAAGTCGCTTTCATGTTTAAAATAAAAATTGTAATTAGCATCACAATGCCACTTGTTACCTGCTGCACCAAACTGAGTTAAGCACCAATGCCATCGATCAGTTATTATACCTACATTAGTCAATGCAACATAATTAAATGTTTCATCAATGTTTTTATATCTGGCAATTAACGGTTGTGCTAACTTCATGACCACCTCATTAAAAACCACAAATAATGTTGTTCAGTGTCAAACTCTACTTCGTCAATGCGTGGGAACCCCATCATATAGTCGTTTATTTCAATTTTTATACCATGATAGTTACCAAAATCTACCCAAAATTGATTGTTGTTTATGAGTTTCTGTTTAGGGAGCCAATCTTCCACAAATGAAGTTTTCGCATTTTTCCACGCTTGCCGAATTGTGTCTACTTTAATTTTCATAACCAACCCAACGCACACATCATGGCATGACGATCTTCTTTAAACCATACATCAAGAATAGTGCCTGAACTGTGTATATTCATTGAATACTGGTCAGGTATCCAGTCAACGATCGAATCTAAGCAGTCACTTATTTTCTGAATTTCAGAAATACGTTCTTTTATACCATAACGGCCTGGCGGAAGCAATGGTATGCTAACCTTATAATTGTGATCATGCGGTATCATGCCCACCTCAACAAAAATAAAGTTGAATCACCGTCGTTGCTAAAGCTAAAAATATCCACTTTATTATCCCAAGTGTATTCCCAATTTCCTATCCCAAATTGCTCATTACACCAACTTTCAATTGCCTCGATTTCATTAGTTTTTATTTTGCATCGGCAAAAATCTTGGAATAGGAAATCTTGCAAGTCTTGGTCAATTGTGTTTGCTACCATATTAAATAATAAAACATTGCGTCACAATCATTGACTTCATAATATATGTCGTCATACCCAATTTGCCATGCAGCCCAGCAAGTTCTGTCTACTGCGCCGTAGCAATTCTTTTCTATCCATGTTACCCTGCTATGCCATGTAATTGGGCAAGAAATGGTAATTACCATTGCTATTTGTCAAATTCAACTACTGTTACTGTCCCACCAGAATGGGCAATGACATCAGAAAATTCTTGAATCATTTGCATTATAACCTGCTCGTTACCCCCAGCAAGACCGCAACCAATCTTTGGGAATCCAAAATTACCATACGGATATTGATGAGCTAGTTTTTGCAAAATTAACGCAAACGATGCATAAGCAAAAACATCTTCATTGTTTCCGCCAGTGTTAAACCCATATTGTGTATATGCATTAACTATGGCAAATTTATCTGTAGCAAATAGCGTGTAATTGCCTAGCTTGTTGTAATCCCCGCGAACAGTTTTGCAATCTTCATCATATGCGGCAGGATATTTTTCACGAATTTGTCGTGCAATTCCGCTTCCCATAGTATTAAAACAATTACACCCCTGCACAATTACATTAAACTCACCTTGCTCAGCAAGTTGGAGAAGATCACCTTTAATAATTTTCATTTTATATTGGACAAAATTTTGATACTGCGTTTATTAAAGAATGTGGTGAAAAAGGCTTAGTCATCCACGCTTTTACTCCAGCTTCCTTTGCAACATCTTTTTTCAATGGTGAAATTTCAGTGGTAAGCATTAAAATTGGTATAAACTTATACCCAGGCATAGTTTTTGCTTTTGCTGCAAATTCCAATCCACCCATGCCTGGCATGTTTACGTCACTTATAATCATATTAACCAATGGACCTTGCATTAACGCTAATGCTTCTTTTCCATCGCTTGCTTCAACTACGCTGTACCCAGCAGCAACCAAAGCCATTTTAACTACTGTTCTTAAACTTGACGAATCGTCAACTATCATAATTGTCTTAGACATATATCTCCATAAATAAATACCCAACATTGAGCTGGGTATTTATTATTTGGTTAACTAACAATTAAAACACGACAGTTTCTTGCGTAACCAGTTGGTTAACTAGACTTTGTACTGGATCAATCGATCCAAATGTAATCAAGTCCAATGCGATACCGCCAGACGTTGGATCGTTCAAAGTTTGATCTACTGTGACACTATGAAATTCGCCAACACCAGTAAGAACAATTGGTGTGTAAATGGAACCAGTTTCAGTGTACGCAACTTGACCAACTTGTCCACCGTCAACATCATATGCAGTAATAGTCACAGTGTTACCGCTACTACCCCAACGATCAGGAGTATACGCAAAGTAGTCAACTGTGCCATCTACTAGTTGAGTAGTTGTCGTCGTTTCAGTTGCAGTGGTAACAGCAACATCAGTTTGCGTGTCGCTAGCAATTACAACTGGGTCAGTCGTCGACGTGTCACTTGTCGTTACTGTGGTAGTTGCTACAGACTCTGTCACTACTGTAGTTGTAGTTACAGTAACTTCTTCTTTAGCCATGAACGTAAACGTAATTGGCTCATCGTAGTCAAGCACATCATTGATGTTAATACTTGCAATTGTGTTATACCCAGATGCGGCGTGACCAAATCCACTGTTAACAACCGCAGCGTCAGAAATTAAGACACCTTGGTCCAAGAATTGATCTGTCACAATTGCAGTGGTGGGAGCAGCAGTACCTTGAACATGTGACATTGGAGTAACACCAAAATCAGCAGCACTTTCAAAACTAAGCACAGTTTTTGCTGCACCAGCAATAGGTGTCTCAACTGTTGTAACTGTAGTAACTGTGTCAACTGTAGTTGTCACTAGTGTTTCAGTTGCAATAACTGGAGTCTCGGCTACTGTTGGTTTAGCTTCCACTGGAGGTGGTGGAGGTGTTACTACGTTGTCGCATGAGTCATGTGATTTTGAGTGATCACGATTATCATGTTCGTCACGCTCACTACGGTTGTCATGACGATTATCATGTTCGTCACGCTCACTACGGTTATCGTGCGAGTTATTTTCTTTTACGTCTTTCTTATCATGAACATCATCCTTCTTACCATGATCGTCGTCTTTCTTACCATGAACATCATCCCTTGCAGACTCGCGTTGCCTTTCTTGAGTCTCAACTTTTTCAACTTTTTCAACTTTTGATTCAGATTTACTTTTACCCATAATATTCTCCATTTAGTTAAGTTAAAAAATGCTCATTTACAATTTCAACAACTTTGGATAACATGCAGCATAGAACAGCAAACAAGCAACCATACACAATCGCCATTAACATAATACTCTTTCGGTTTGTATGATAAACATATTATATGCTTAAATTTGCTCATTGTCAATGTATTTTTGCACTTTTAACACATCTATCATTGATAATGGCTCACCCGTTTTCGTCATTTCTTCAACTAAAACACTAATGGCAGTAGTCGCTGACTCTTGTGACGCAAAGATAGCACCAGAAGTCATTGACCATTCAATTTTGTCATCATCAAATTTACGAATATATATTTGCCATTTATTGCAATATGTGGCTAAAAATGGCCCAGCTGACACAATCTTCATATTTTCACCCCAACATAGCAACGATAATTTCGTAATGATCTTCGAAGCATGTATTGCTATCCAACTCAGCAATTGGAATCCATTGCGCTTTTTCTGCGTCGTCCAATCCTTTAACTTTGGGCAACTCTCCAGACGGCAAGTCAATCCTAAAACAGTGGGTAATAGTTCTGCCACGAGCACTTCGACCAATTGCGTCAAATACTCTAGACTTTTTAATTGACCCAACAAGAACAGGAACAGGTACTTTTATTCCAGTTTCCTCGCGAAGTTCACGAATCATTGCTGTTTGCACACTCGTATCAGTATCCGCGTTAAGGAAACCACCAGGCATTGCCCACAGCCCTTTCCCAGGTTCTGATTTACGTTTAATCATAAGAACGTGACCAGAGCATACAACCACTGCATCAACGGTAACAAACACTGGTGCATACGGCAGTGATGAATATTGAAGTTTGTATTTTTCAATAAACTCGCGCTCACGAATTATTTGCTCGTAATCAGGAGAACCCATACCACCCTCTAGCAAACGAAACACTGGTTGTGGTAGCACAGTATGCAGAAAATTCATGTTAGCATTTTTCTTAAAATACAAATCACGAATATTTGATGCATGCAACGGCTCAATTAATTCAACGTGCTCAAGTTTCCATTGTGGGAACATGTCAAGATAAAAACTTGTTTCATCTTTCTTATGTCCAATGATCCCAACTTTGTCACCAAGTTCAGTATGTTTGCGGACAATAGATTGTATCCTTGCAGCCCACGCTTGATCATTGTAAATTGAGTCAGTATTTTCTTCAATGCGAATGTTGCAATTCCCAGTGTTAAGAGAGTCACAAACATTTTGCATCATCATTCTGCGTTCGTGACTTGTCCACGGATTTTTATATGTACGCGGCTGTTTTGCTGACCCAACAATAATAATTAATTGTTTAGCCAACAATGTAGCACGGCGAATAATTTCTTCGTGCGCCTTGTGTACTGGTTGAAATCTACCAATAAAAACTAGTGTGTCGTATTGTGTACTCATTATGTTCTCCGCTTGAGACCTTTGATCTCACTGTGCTTGCAAAATATGTTATAGATGTACTTGCCGCCAACTTTCATTGGCAGGTCAAGATGTATATGGTAAACTGGGCCATCCAATTCACTGATTACAGTGTCATTGCCAACACTGCCAACGAAGGGGATATTTTTGTATCTCCCTTCTACACGAGCCATAAACTCGTATTTTGGTGTGTAGCGTGATTTAGCAAATTCCTCAGCCATTGAAGCCATAATTACTTCCTTGCGTTAGCACGAACTTGATCAAATGTAATTTCGTTTTTCATTTCGCCATCACGAAATACTTCAACCAACACTTCTTTCCACACTGTACCTTTATCTACCCAGCGGGTAGGCTGGGTTACAGAAGATTCATACTCACCACCAGACTCCCACAGTGTTACGCGGCCGCGTTTGGAGCGTTTGCCAGAATCCGTAATAGGATCTTTGTACACGTCATGCCAAACTAAAACTTCATGCTCTGGAAAGTAGTGTTCCCCATCAAATCGCATCTGATCTTCACTAATTCCAATAGCAGAGCATTTCATTGCCCACTGCATTGTGTCTCTGTTTACTTGTTGCAGCAGTGCACCACCCTGACCAAACGCAACATTGTCTGCTGAAAATCCTGCAATTTCCATGCAGAATAGGATGGAGTGGATACTAGCGTGGTCAATCCCATCACCTTGGATAATGCGTACATTGTTAAGTACACGGAATCCTTTTGCATTTACTTTTGAACCAAAGTATTTTTCCAGGATGTACAGACACTTAACTACAACAGTGGAAGGGTCTCCAGAGTCTGGACGAACAACTAAAGTTGCACCAGAGTCTAGGACATCTTGTTTCAACACTGTACCCCACATTTCGCAGGCTTTGTAGATGTCGTAACTGTCTGACACACACGCAAACAATCCACCTTGCTTTGCGTTTTTCTTTACCATGTTGCGGTAAGAATCTACCTCACCTTCCCGACCCCAACTTGTTACGGTAGAGTGTTCCATTGCAGGTATAGAAAACCCAGCGATGTCAGCGTTGTAATACTTGCGAGCACAAACAAGAGCAGATACAGTGTCAGTCCCCATAAAATTGATGAGGTGCGCTGCGCCACCCAGCCCGGCAGATTCCATAGAAGAAACCCCACGAGCACCAAAATCGTGCAGTTTAAAATCAATAAGAGAGGGATCACCTGTTTTCTCCAGTGCGTCAAGAATAATTTTTTTAGATTCGTAGCTGTTTGTTGCTACAGTTGTTGGATACCACACTGCCCTTAGCAAGGCGGTTTCAAGGAAGGAAGTAAGCCACCACACTCTCGGGTCAGTATTTTCAATTGTGCAGAGGACATTTTTTGTAGGTATAACGGATCCTTCTGGAGCCGATTTAATAACAACTGGTAATTTTCCTTGGTACGTGTCAAGGATATATTGCCAACCTTCTCTGTTGAAGGGTTCGCCGTGGGCGGTAATGATTGCTTCTGCTTCGTCAATGTTTTCTTGAGTAATTGGTGTTAGCAAGTATTCTTTGATGAAAGCCTGAAGCCCAAAATATACTGTTGCTGGCCACGTGCCTCCACGTGATTCGATATACGAGTAAACGTATTCAGTATTTAGTGGGTATTGGTTGAATTGACTGTACTTGTACGAGTCAGAGTTGAGTATGATGTTTGACATTTTAAAAATCCTTTAAAATATATAAATGACAGCAGGAGTCTATCTCCTACATGTTTATTTATGTCTTAATTATAACATCATTGGCAAAAAAGTGCACTATTTCGGTTAACTTCAGCATAATCCTCTGCTGCGGTGTACCCCTCATCATACCCATCGCCGTACGCACAGTTGAGCCTATCTTCAGCCCATTTTGAGAATTGATCCAAGTCCCATTCACCGCTGCGAATACGCAAAATTATATCAGAGTACGATAACGCAAGCAATTGAGTCAGTGACATTTCAGTAATGCCAATTTGTTGTGCCCGTGTCATGTTAATGTACTTGTATGTTAAACAAGTTACAGTATAGCAGATTCACTTAGTTTTGTCGAGTAAAATGTTGTTTTCTTGCACCCAACTGAAAAATTGGCGGTCAATATAATCAATATGGTACTCAAACAATTCCCCTAACGCATTTGCTGCATTAATAGTTGACGATGTTGTTGGTTTTTCTGTCAGCATTACCAGCGAAGAGTTTATTACGGTATGCATCCTCTTGTGCTCATCCATGTGATACTGAATATACGGATATTTTGAGTCAAGCATAAACCCTTCTTCTTCCATTAAGTGTTCGTTAAATGTATTAAGCAAAGTTTGAAACTTGATGACTAACTTTTCTGTCATTGGAGGATAGTTGTCTTTGCTTTTAATTGAGTCAACTATATCACTCAGTCCTGTCAATAATATCCAATGAGTGGAATCAATATCGGAATCACCAACTTTATAATGGACAAAACGTTCTTTATTCATGTTACACTTTCGCTTCAAGAAGCACTAATTTTATAAATTCAGTATCAGCAACATAATTTTTAAACTTTTGCTGCCAGAAATCTGGGTCAATATATTTATACACCAATTTGACTTGAATATCACTTAACTTAGACAAAAATTCAACACCACTGTCACAGTTATAAATTATCCATGGACTTATGCGACCATTCGTAATCATGTTGCAAACTTTATTAAACCCGCCTTCAGCAAATATAGTGTTAAACGGTTTTTCTACGCTATCAGCCCATTTCTGCATCTCAGAGAAAGAACGATCAAGGGCATCGTTTGGATGCTCTTTACGCAAATACTCATATAAAAAAGTTTCGTAATGAATTTCCTTAGTCCATTGATCTAACTTTTTAACATTTTTAATAGTCCAATCAATATACGCATGCGGGTTCACTGCGCGGATTTGTACAATGTACTGGCCAAATTTTACAAATGCTGAATAATAACTGCTTGTAACAAAATCTTTGTACGACTTATTCTTAGCACTACCTTGCATAGTTTCATAGAAATGCAAGTATGCACGTAAGCCGAATTGAACGCCAGTTTCTTTTTCCTGCAACCATCTACGCTTAGGCTCACACTGATGTGCGAGAAGAGTCGACTCGCGTCTAAATTCTTTGCCGCAATATTTGCAAAGAATCTTCTCAGTTGCCATCTCTAGTTGCATTTAACCTAACTCTTTCTTAATTTGTTCTGGCGTCATCCCCATGTCCTTGGCATAAGCCTTCAATGTTTTTACATCATTGATTGCCGCTAACAACTCAATGTCAGATGCTTTTGCATGTGGATATATCTTTTGCAAAAATTTTACTGTTTTGTTGCTAGCACTTGCGTCTTTCTTTTTATTTGGAATCCATTGATGATTTTGATTCCCCATTCCTGGACTAACTGTAGTTGCTGCAAGCCAATTTAGTTTTTCATGCTGCTTGCCAATTTCAAAGAAATTTTTATTAAGACGTTGATTAGTTGCTTGCAAATAGTATGCTTGCAAATCTGGGATGCCAGTCACAGTTGCACCATATCTAATCATCAAAAATACACTAAACTTTTTCTTTTCCTCATCAGTCAAACTGTCATAAAATTCACGATCTTTACCGTCAAGAGCAGCCATCTCTGATCGTATAGTCAATTTGTCACTCATTTACGTTCCTTAACTAAGTTGTATATAACTATAACACGGTCAAGTGCATCTTGTAAAGCAGGATGAGACGGAGCTAGCCGTCGTATCTCACCCCACATTTTAGACTCCATAATTTGATCATGCAATGTTACTTCACGCCCTGGTGTTTTATGTATTTCTTCACTCATATTTTAGGCAGCATTACATCAAATAGTGTTCCGTATTCGTGTACTCCCCGAACCGCAACATCTTCTCTATATATGAGTTTCCTACGGTATACATATTGCATCCAGTGTAAGTTTTTATGTATATACACTGGCCTCCACGCAAACCATTTACTCCAATCACATACTTTAGGCCAAACATCTGGCAGTTGCAATCTAATAGCAATTGGGTGAACGGAGGTCTCAAAACTCATTTTACCAAGCCTTTTGATAATCTACTACTTCTGATTGCCGTGAAATATCTTTAACAAAATATACACACTCTGGTTTATCTGCATGCTCTGACAAAGGGACCGCAAGCATTTGACCAGGCTTTAATTTTGGAAAATACCACTTTACATCTTGGTAAATGTCCACAACCTCAATTGGTTTAAACGTTGGTTTAAACGACGTCAATGGGTTAAACTCAAACGCGCTAAACCCACGATCGTTAATGCTAGTAAGAGGTACTACTTCAAGATCGCCCAAATCAGACTCACCAATTAATATCTGCCAATCCACTGGCATACGAATCACTGATTCTCCAATTTTAAGTACCAGCGCAGGACTATTAAAACTTTCCAAAAATATCAATGGGATAAAAAAGTAGTCGGGTTCCTTTGGGTTGCTGTTGTCAAATACACAAAACCGTAAGTCGTCAACTTCATCTGGAATTTCCGTCATCTCAAACGAACGATTTTCTAAAGTAAGTATTCTCATTCTGAGACCTTATCCACATATTCTGCAAGTTGCGTTTCATTAAAAATATGCAGCATTCCGTTAGGAACGTCGAACCGAAATACATATCTTGGCGTGCCATCATCAGCTAGCCATGCTGCTTTAATGGTACCCACTGCTTGGTAGCTGCCGCCAATTTTTTCTACTCTGTCTTCTGGTTTAAACTTCATAATTGCTCCTATACTGTTGTTATTATACTATTGCCAAGCCGCTTTTGCAATAGAATAGGCTATTTGAATTTACAATTATGATTATGATATCTGTTTATAGCGCCGACCCCACCTACTTTACCGCAATGGGTGCACGTTGCCAATTCTTGTTTTTTTCCTCGGCGCGCCTTGCCATTTAAAATGTTAGCTGCTGTTAAATTCGCTAAATGCTCTTCGGAAAATTGCATTCCTTTCCTTGCATCACTAACCCGTCGTTTACCCTCGTCAGACAGTTTCCACATTCCAGTTTTTCCTTTGGATGGGTGCGTTTTACCGAGCATCCCGCTTGGGCTGCCGAGTTTACTATTCGATATTTTATCTCGTATTTCTTTTGCTTTTTCTTCCCCATATCTATCAACCAAACTTTTACCAGTATGCATAATAGATAAATTATGTTTAAATTCATTAGTGCGAGAGTAAACTCCTCGTTGCCCCTTGTTAGGCGGGGCTTTACCTTTCTTTGCTGCGCTCATCTTACGCTTAGTCTCAACTGAATGCGTATTACCTGACCTTGCAGATCTAATAGATTCACGAATTTTTGCATATTCCCACGACGTAAATTTTCGTTGCTGCGTTGGAGAACTTTGAATAAATTTACCTACTGCAAAGTCCATCAATTTCTTGTCACGACCATCAGTGAATCTAGCAAGTAATAAATGGCAAACAAAATGTTCACGTGGTGTAAGGTAAACCAAATTTGTATCTTCGTTCGTTCCGCCCAACGACTTCGGGACAATATGATGTCGCTCACTTCCAGTGAATTTAACTCGACCATGCAACGAATTAACTATTTTGTAGTACCAATAAAAATACTTATTTTCAATTATTGCCATTCAGCTTTCTCAATGCTAAAATTATATTTAGCCTCCCTGTAAAATTCCTTGCGTTTAGTTAAATGTCGCTTAGAAAATTTGCATGTTGATGTAATGTCGTAAATGTTCACGAAATCTTTGTCGTCAGCTTTTCTAATTCCTCGGCCAATACTTTGGATAACCCGAATAAAACTTTTACCTGGCTCAATCAAAAACAAATTAAAAATTCTTGGTACATTGATCCCAACTGCTGCAATCCCATACGTGCAAATAGTTACTCCATTGTTGGTAGTCGCGATCGAGTCGTATTGTTCTTTTCTATTAGCCGACTTAGTTGCACCACTTAAAAAGACTGCGCCAGGTATTGCTGCTGCTAATGCCTTGCCAGCTTCAACTCGATCAACCAATACCAAAGTATTACCATCTGCGCTCGCTGTCTGTATAAGCCCTGCCATAAACTTCAATCGGTCGTCGGTATCTAGTAGGTACTTTAATTCATCTTGATAATTCTTAAACTCTACATGGTCAATCATCTGAACAATGTTGACGTGACAATTTGACAGCACACCTTTTTCTTGAAGGTCACTTGCCTTAATTGTTCCAACTACATTCCCGATAGCAACTTGTAATGATCGTTTTTCAAATTCTTCCTTAGGGATTGTGCCAGTTACTGCCCACCGAATTGGAATATGTGCCATGACACCTGTGAGCATACCAAGCAATGCATCAGCTTTGATGCCATGCGCCTCGTCAATCATCACACACACCACCCCTTCGATAAACTCACCAAACGGAATTTGTGCTTCCCCATTCTTTGTGTTCTTAAACAAAGAGTTAAGCGATTGCCATGTACAAATGGTGTGTGTTTTATCGTATTCTTTTCGTGTTCCAAAAAATACTCCAACATCAAGCCCCATATTTTTATAGTCAGCCTCAGTTTGAGTTACTAAATCCTTACTTGGGACAACTACAATAGTTCTGCCATAAGGCTCACACTTGTGACTTAAGACTGCTGTCATAATTGTTTTACCACTGCCAGTAGCCAAACATTGAATGCTCTGGGTATTGCCTAAGAAGATGTTTATAGCTTCAACTTGATAGTCACGCAACATAATAGGTTTGCCTTCATGCTCGTGCCCTTTTGGCCAAACTGTATTTGCGTAACTAGTTTCTGTTACCTCTGTAAATTCAAATGATGTATTGTATGTACGTTCATCATTCAATTCTATTTCGTAACCCTCAGAGTCTAGTATTGGTAAAATCTCTGGCAATAAATTAATGTAAGTGCTGCCACCTAATTGGGCAAACGCTTTCATACCATCCCATCGCCCAAGCTTGACTGCGGGCGTGAAACGTACTCCTGGAATTTCGTATTTAAATTTATTAACTAACTTTTTGCGTGTAGACAAATCTAAATTTTCTATCTTGCAATTAGTTTCATCTTTGATTGTTATTTTTGCAGTTGTCATCGTTTTGGTAATCTTTCACAGTAGTACACTACTTTAGACGCTTTTGCTAAAAACGCTTTTTTACTTTCGCCATGCATTAAGTTGGCATACGAGATAAGCAACGGGATTGGACCAGGGAAATCTGATAGTATCTTGTTAGTGTAAACTAATTTTGCAGTTGGGTCAATTTCAACTGTTTCAGACCCAACTTTAATCTCTTGCGTTTCCTCAGCAGTAAAATACTTATCAAACAACTCCCTGTTATGCTTTGCAAAATTTGGATTGTAAACTACCACTGGAGACCGGCCAACTATGTTTGCCCACTTAAGAACTTCTTCAATGTCTGACGTTGCGGGCGTATAGTCAATTGATTGATTTGCACATAATTTAATAAACGAATTTCCATACACTTGTTCCATTGCTATAATTATATCATCACTTACTGAGTACGCTAACGACCCAGAGTAATCAACTAACTTGTGCAAGTCATCAAATCCAACATGCTCATTGATATAATCAATCATTGATGAGGGACCGTTTTCAATATACCCACAGTTTGCACTGTCAACTTTAAGTTGTATTTCGTATGGCGTTTGCTCTGCCTCAACTATTAACTCAAACAAATCTTTGACCTCTTGGTCTACCGTTACTGCACTTTGGCTATTTGTAGCCATTGTGTATGCCCAACTTAGATTGTATTCTGTAAGTGCAAATGTCCAAGCCCTTGATTCTTTATCCCAGCAAACTTCGCCCTGCGACGTTTTTGCAAACTCTTTTATTTTAAGAATTGTGTTACTGTTAAACGGAAATTTAAAATGTATCTTGTCATCTTTTAAAAACAATCCAAGATCACGGTCAACAACTCTAATACCTAGCCTATAATTTTTATGGTCTGGCTGATCAATACCAACACTGCGCAACTGGCGTTGATATTTGTCAATTAACCGTTCAGCAAGCATTGCCTGTCTGTCAGTCAACGGCGTACCGTTCATATAAATTTGATCAGCAACGCTAGTAATAAAACCTACATCATACGATGCTAAGTTAATTGGAGGCTTGGCAGCCCATACGAGAGTGGACTTACCTGTTTGATTAATCCTACCCGCAAGGAATTCAATATAATTTTCTATATTTTGAAATTGCATAGGTTAAAATACTCTGTAACAGAAAAAGAACGCTAATGCGTCCTTCTTCTTTAGATTAAAATTGCGTACCAACTTATTTAAACTCAATGTCTGGCACAATAACAGAGGGTTTGAAAATTACCCTATAATGGTAAGTAGATACTTTGCTTGCTTCAATCTGCTCAACAAAATAAGTGACATTATCCGACAGTCCAAGAAAATGCTTTTTAAATGCATCAGGTCCTGTCTTGCATGTAATGGACAATTGCTTTGCTGGATCTTTGTTACCCAACGAGCAAAGTCCCTCAATTGTTAGCATGTAATCGCCAGTAATGCCATTGTAAAATACTACCCTACGAGATATTTCAAATTGGTCAGCTGCTTTAGACAAATTTTGTGACGCCAAATCAGCATCACTGCACCCAGCTAAAGGTATTGCCTTTCAAACAGATTTCATAACAGTAGTAGCAGCCATGTTCTTCCAACGTGTCGGAAAACTACGATACAAGTCTGCCAACTTCAATGCAGTACGCAAACTAACTTCGCGGAGTTTAGTGTGGTTGGCAAACAAGAAATCAATAATTTCAGTTTCTTGTTCTTTGCTAAACTCGTAATCACTAAACAGTTCACCAGTTGCGGCGATTTGCTTGATGCGCAACAATTTGTCACGCACTGTATCAAGCGTCAAGTCCAAATAGTGGCAACGCGATTCCAGTGCAGTCAGGTGATCTTGCAGTTTCTTAGACTTGATGTTTTCAAACTTCAAGTTAGTAACAAAAATCACAGACCCTTTAAAGTCAAATGTGTTTGGGATACCGTCACGTGTCAATGCATGTGACTCGCTGTTCCAGCTAATTTTGCGACGCTTAGAAGTGTCCAACGCTGCTTTCAGCAAGTTAAGAGACAAGTCATCATAAAACAACATGTCGCAGTCATCAAACACTAGCACATTGTCTTTGTCGCTAAACTCGTACAGCTTTTGATACAGTCCAATTGGAGTAGCAGCACCTTTAACGACTTCAGACCGCACTCTTTTGCCGCTGATTTGGTCAAAAATTGCTGCTTTGTCAAGTTCAGTTTCAATACCAAAACTCTTACCAACGCCAGGAGGACCAGTGACAATCATTGCACGGATGTTACCTTCGATGCAAGCTTTAGTCATGTCATGCAGAATGTCAAAACGCTCTGCAATACGTGCCATAACTGCTTCGTCTGTTTCAGTAGCAGTAGTTTCAACACCAGCTTTAACAGGAGTCAGGGTAACGTTCTGAGCCAAATATTCATCTTCAGCAACAAAATCATAAGCCGATGGGGAAGCAACACTAATACGAATGTTGCGATCTTTCTTAAAATAAGCGCCGTTCACAGTTACATAACCACCTTTGGTGCCACTTTTAAAGTGCTCAACCAACGGCAACACTACATTGCTAACGTGTGCCATTTAAAAGTCCTTGTTTGTTGCTGTCTAAGCATTGATTATAACGCAGAAATGCCATTTCGTCAATGGTTTTCTGCGTTATTTTAACAAAAATTGTGCTTTATTTAAAAAAGAGTGCACATGTTGGGGAATTTGCCTGTTTCAGCAAGAGTTTTCAACGCTCGTTTTGCTCCATACTCTGCTGATTCCCTAGTGGGAAATACTGCTCCGCTAGTAATTTCACCACTGACATACTCGTTGTCGGGCTCACCCTTAAACATAGTAAACTTAACAAACCACCGGTCAGTAACGTCTGACCTCTCAGCACCCATAAACACAGTACGCATTTCAAACTCCTTAAATACTAACTTATGCGAGTATTATAACGCAAATCCAGTGATTTGTCACGCTGGTTCTTTAAGTAAATCCCACGTTGTTGCAACTAAACTACAGTTTTCACAAATAGTAATTCTTTGATCTGGCGGCAAGGCAAGCCATGCTACGACCTTTTCTTCAGAGCCCCAGCATTTGTAAGGGGACATATTTTTGATCCACTTGCACATTTCAATTATCTCACCCCATTGATTTAATGGGTGTGAGGTCATTGCTGCTTTAATTAAATCATTTGACAAAACCGCTGTAAAAAAGCTGCCAGGGGGCATACCGTTTACTACATAATCAAATAAAACTTGTTGTTTTTCGTCACTCACTGAAAAATGGGTGAACGATTTTCCAAATTTATTTGATATGTCTTTACGATATGCCATATTAAACAACTAGTTGCTGGGCTGACATCTTTTTAAGCAAATTTCGCTCATTGGCTGACAATGTACCCGTTACTACATCTGCAGATGCGATGTGCAAATACGCTGACACAAATCCGCCTGTTTGATCAGCGTAAGCTTGGAACAAATCCAAATTAAATACGCGGACGGGTGTTGTCAGTGCATGCGCAATACCAGCCTTTTTATCAAAGTTATCCTTTGGCGAGCAAATAGCAAACTGAACGCTTACAGTACGCACATTGTAGTCCATAGTAAAGACAAACGTAACTCCGCCAAGATTGGCAAGTTTTCCGTCCGTGAACATTGGGCGGACATAGCGAATAACTGACACTGGAGCAAGATATGACATGAATTTCCTTGATTTGAAGTTGTAAAGATACTTTGTTGGACCCCCGGAAATCGAATCCGGACCTTAAGAATTATGAGTTCTCGGCACTACCGTTATGCTAGAGTCCAATAAAACACCCTTGTCGTATTTTCTTTATTTCTGCAGCCTTAATTATACACAATTTTTTAGGAAATTGTGACCATTTGGCCCTATCTCTATCTGTTTCGTAACCTTTAACCTCAACATACAACGCTAGCGATTTAATGTAAAAATCTGGATAATATGTATGTGTACCGTTCCACTCATAATGAAATCCAATTGTTGGCCGTTCGGGTTCCAGTCCCGCACCCTTGGCCCAATTGTAAAAATCTACCTCCCACTGCCCTTGTAATTTAATACCATCAACAATAATTTGTTTGGTCCTTCCACGATTAGCAGATGTATAGGATTCTGGATTCTGATCAACTGCCTGTTTCATTGCAACTGACTGTTTAATTTTGTTAGCGGGATCGCTCCACCTCACTGCGTTTGTATGTTTAGCTGCTACACTTAATTTCTTCTTAGTATTGTCAGATACTACTGCACCATATTTAAATTGGTTTGCACCTTTTTTCCCCAACATTCCATAACTTGAGGTAACTTTTATAGCATTTGGATTATCTTTGCATCTAATTTCATGCTGTTGTTTAGAACGAGCATTTGTTAGTTCTTTAAGACAGTGGCAACAAATCATATTTGACTCCTTTATTTTATTTATACAAATGTAGGAGCCAACTGCTCTAACCAACTGAGCTACAGAGGCACTATGTTTTTAATACTGGACAGGGACCATGGTCCAACGCCAGCAGCGGCATGACTCGTACCACACTGGGCGCTCAACGTATTCAATACGTGGTTGCGGTTGTGGAACTGGGACATAGATGACCTCTGGTTGAGGAGGTGGTGGAGGCGGGTAGTAAATTACCTCAGGTGCAGGTTGCACTGGGACTCGCTGCCCATTAATAATAGTATATGCAATAAGACCGCCAATGATAGCGGGAGCAATCCAACGATTACGATCATTATGACCCCACACTGGACGGTGACCTTTGCTGTACGTGTAATCATATCCAGGAATACCTGGCACTGGATTACGGCCTTCTGCAACGGCAGAGAAGCTTGCAGCAAGCAAGGTGGCCAAAAGTACGATCTTTTTCATATTAACTCCAAGTTGTTTAACTTATGTGTGTATTATACAGCCAAATTGCACATAAGTCAATGGTTTTATGATTTATCTCCGCATTGACGATATAGCTACTGCTTCGTCATCTGAAAAGACTGGAACTGCGTTGCTTTTATGCAACGTTGCGATACCAAGCATTTTTGTCCCGGTGTACACTTTTTGCGGCGCCAAAGTAGCATTGCCTATTCCAGTGTTTAAACTTGGAATTCGTGCACTTTGCCCACGATAGGCATAGCTTGGAATTTGTGGATTAGATGATCTGTTCATTCGTGTTTCTACTACACTGCGGAAAAATGAAATATCTTTATTCATTATCTAAATTAAGAACTGTAGGAGAGTGAGTTACTTTGCCAAAATAATCAATTTGATTCCGCTCCTCTACTGTTAACACCCAGTCACCGTACATCATATATTCAGTGACTACTTCATCAGCAGGCAATTTATGCTTTGCTTTGTCAACAACTTCTTCAACTGTTGACACATCAAAATAATTTGGCAACTTTACTAGATACGAGTTGTAATTTTTACCTGACGAAGTTGATGATAGAGTATTAATAACTAATTTCATTTATACTCCTTTTTCAGCAATGCTAATAACACTGTCATATCGGAAACTGCGCCACTCTTGCTTGTCTGTACACCATACTCGCGCAGTATCAAGATTTACTTTTCTTGGCTTTGGAAAATCAATAGAATTAGTTGTATTTGTTACATGCACTGGCTGTGGCGGAAGTTTTCCTTCTGCAAGAGTACAGGGCATGCTACGAAGATCGCCATTAACTTTTACAAATTCAACGACAACTTCTCCATTATGCAATGCAGTGTTAATCAAAGTTCGTTTCTCATCAATTGGTAAATGTTGAATAATCATTTGATTCAGTAATTAAGTTGTTGCGGTAAACTAGTATAACAGTATGGAACGGTTTTGTCAACAACCCATGGGTAATTTTGGTTATATTGAAGTGCGGTTACTGCATTACCGTAAATAAAATACTCTTCTTTAACTGACCCCTCATTCCCGCCTAACCTATAATTAAGCGTGAATTGATTTGTGCAATCATATTTAGTTTTTAGTTGTTCTTTAAGTAGCGTGTAAAATCGGCGATCCGCGCCCCATCCGTGATGCCATAAATGGCCCACATTGCAGAAAAACTGTCGAGAAAAACAATATGAACTTGAATCTATTAGAAAACTGTTACTGTTCTCATATACAGGCCATTTTCCCAACGACTCACAATTGTCAATGCATACAAATTGTTTATCTTTTTTGCATATCTTGCGTAAACTATACGCCCAATTTAAATGCTTTGTTTCGCATGTATCTATTAGTGATTCAACGTGCGTTGGATCAAACCAGTTATCCTGATCTAAAAATAAAATATAGTCATGTGGAACTAAGTGACCAACTGCTGACATAATACGGTGTCCGTAAAATCCATTCCCACCAGTATTAAACGGCAAATTCAACCTATGTACTCTT